GACGGAGCGAGAATTTTCCGTCGATAGTGAGCATTTGCTGGAACGTCTGAGTGTCCAAGCGATTGAGCAGCGGGAGATCGTGCCTGACCCACTCGGTGCTGTTCCGGCTCTACCTTTTGGTCACTTGCACGATGCGTGGGATCGGTTTGTCAATGACTTGCCTGAAGGAGCCGAGGTTTGGTCGTTCTCATCGAATTGGGAAAACCGCTGGGGGCAAAAAGAACTCCGCAAGGGATACGTGGCGGTGCATGATGGAAAACCAGGAGCTTACGTTTCTACCCTCTGGAAGCAACTCGATGATTACGCGTGATTCCCTTTTTGAGCAAGTGCGTATTGTCTTATTCAATATTGCGTTGAGCCCGCTTTTAGAAGCTCGACAGTTATTGATGGCTACTAAAATTACACCTAATCTTGGGACCTCCGTGTCGCGAGAATACTTAAGGTGAAATTGTGGCTCTTAGAGATCTCTTCGACCCGGATAAGCGATCGAAAGACGAATTGCGGTCCGAGATCAAGCAGCGCGACGAACAAATCGCCCGTCTATCGCTTGATGTTGCCGAGTTGCGAGCAACTAATTCTCGCGACGACCGGAACATGGTTTCTGAAGCCTCTGCACAGGAGGCAATTGATGAGTCAATCGTTGGAAACCTTGAGCTTGAAGTCGAATCCCTTCGATCTGCAATCGTCGAATTACAAAATTCTCTCCAAGAATCTCAAGATAAAGCAAAAGAATTGCAAAATCTCGTTGAAGAGCGAGATCGAAAGAATGACGCGGTCTTTCAAGAGCTACAGGAGGAGCGAAGCCGAAGGAAAGACGAAGCCGTAAAGAACCGCGTTGAGTATCAGAAATTACTCAACGCACTGAATGTTGTAAAGCAAAAGGCAAGCACCACTAACTCGAGCGGGCTACAACCTCGCCAGTTGCAAACCCAGACTCCAATTCCCCATACGCCTGCGTCTACCCCGTTACCAGCACCACCGCCGCGCGATCGGACTTACTACTCGGAAGCGCATCGGGTATTGATGCAACGCGAAGATCGCATTGAGGCGATGGAGCGTCAGTTGGATGAACTCCTAGCCCGATTCGGAGTCACAGATAAGTCCCAGGCCCTAAGTCTCCCCGCTCAGCTGGATGCGATCGAAAAGGAACTCGAGGACTTGAGGAAAGGGACAGAGGCTCAGGAACTCCTTTCGCTTCGCCAGCAGGTTAACGAGGCACATGCAATCGCGAAGAAGCGCGCAGATGAACGTGATGAATTGACGCGCTTGCTTTCAGACGAACGTAAGCGGAGCTCCACGAGCGAAGCGGAACGTCTTCGCAAGCAATTGGACGAAGCGCAAATCGAGATCAAGAGACTACAAGCCGGCACCTCAGATGAGGTTTGGAACCTCAAGCGCCGTGCAGAGAGTGCGGAGAAGAAAATCCAAGATCGCGAATTTGAGTTTCGTAATTTGACGATGCGCGTCGCCGACTTGGAGCAAATGGCCAAGACCCTCAAGGCTGAAAACGGACAACTGAAAAGTAATTCGATCTCTATTGAGTCTCACCGCACAGCATGTGACAACCTTACACGGGCTGCCGCATTTGAGAAGGATCAGGCCGAATACCACCAAGCGCAATGGGAGCATGCTGAGCGGGAATTGCGAAATGCAAATAATCGTATCGAGCTACTCACGCAAAAATTTGAGAGAGAAAAGGCAAAGCAACCTACAGTCGCGGTGCGAGGAGAGACCAGTTTTTCTAACCCAACTGTGATGCGCTGGTTGGTACAAGAAGGTGATCCCGAAACCGCTGAAGTGCCAAATGGATGGTTGGGGTGTGTCGGTGAGGGGCCATGGTCAGAGACCTTACTGGTTGAAGCCTTGCAGGATGTAGGCTATGAATTTTGGCCGCTTCCGGACGCTGACCTTCGGCATCTGATCGTGGGCAGAAAAGGTTGGACCAAAGAGGCATTGGTCGAGCAGATTGATGCAGTAGATGGTGAGCCGCTCCGCATCTACTCTCAAGAGATGTTCCTGGCGAAACTTATGACTGGCAGAGACCCATTCGACTCAAATGATGTGGATTTGCTACTTGCTTTCGCAAAAGGTCACCCCGCGCTCGAATATTTGCTCTCTTTGCCAGAGCCTTGGCCAATCGTGAGCGAGGGGGATGGTGGCTCAATAGATGAGGTGGATGGCGATGATTACGGCGTTGCAGAGACCCCGTTACATCTACTCGGTTATCACGTGGGCGCAACTTCCCAACTAACCGTGTCCGAGCGGAGAGATTTGCTGACGCAATGCTTTAAGACTCACAGCCTCGAATTTACTAAAGACAGCAGTGAAGACTACCGCCGGAAGTGGGGACGAGGTGGCAGTGCGCAGCGTTTGTACCGCATGGCAGTTCACATCAAGTGGTTGGTCGATGGCCAAGGCAAAGATCCTCGCAAGCCACAAGCGAGACTAGATTGGGTCAACGATCTAGCGTGGCTTCGGAAGACCTTCCACGGTTCCATGAAGCGTCGCTTTGAGTGGCCTTGACGTTCTATAGCGGATGAAGGCTATTCCTCTTGGTAAGGCATAGAAGAAGCATGCACATCGAAATCGTCATTGGCAACATCGTCCGTCAACCGGATGTTGACGCGCTGGTGAACTCGGCAAATGCGAACTTGCGGTTTGGTTCAGGTGTCGCTGGTGCCATCCACACAGCAGCGGGGCCGGAACTGGAGCAGTACTGCCGTCGTTACTCGCCAATTGCACTCGGCGAAGCTGTTGTCACGCCCGGATTCCAACTGCCCAACCCCTTCGTCATTCATGCCAGGGCAGCTAGTTATATCAATGACGATCACCCGGAGAAGTATCTTGACCTTGCAATCGCCCAAGCACTTCGGGTTGCAAATGATGCAGGCATCAAGTCGATGGCGATGCCCGCTGTCGGTACGGGCGTCTTCAAATTTCCGCCCGAACTCGCTGCAGAGATCATTCTGAAGGCGTTGCTCAGTCGAGCACCCGAATTTCCAGATATCGCGCTGGTGCGCATCTGTGTTGGTGATACCCAGATGCAGGCGGTGTTTCAGGCGGCACTCGATCTGGCCACGGCGGGCTCGGGCCGAAACTGAGCCAGGAACTTTTGCTCTTGCTGTCGCCAGTCCATCGGAAATGGCTCTAGCAGATCCCTCATCGTAAGCCAGGCAGGATGCGACCCATCAAGGATCGCCTGCACCACGACCGGTGACAGAAACGCCAGCCTCAAGATTCGGCTGATGTAGGACGGGTTGATCTTCTCGGCTGCAGCCAAGTCCTCGATCGATGTATACGTGCCGTCATATATCAGTTGCTGCCACCGGACGCCCCTGGCAATCACCTTGACCATCGTGTTGTCGATCGTTGCCTCCCGGCGTACCACCCCTCGCGATCCATCAGGCATAACGATTACTGTCTTACCACCTCGGGGGCGGAAGGTCATTGGGATGTGCGTGGTTTCCGGTATTTGTGTTGACGGTGTCATGCGGCCTCCTTGTACGGCTGCTGCATGATCGAGTCACGCAGGAACCTGGGCATTCCTTTGGTCTTCCAAGTAATGCTGATGCCGTCTTTGCGCACGGTGATCCTCTCAATCAACGCATGCGCGATGCGCACCTGTTCTGCCGGGAAGAGGTGGTCCCAAATCTGGTCGATCGATTGCAGGTGCTTGATGGCGTCTGTTTCGCTGATGTCCGGACGGGCAATTGACACTTCATGCACGGCTTGAGACAGGATTTCTGGCGAGCGCAGTGCCCCGCGAAGTTGTTCCACTACCACCCCTTCGATTTCACCCGCTGGTATGCGGCGGACCTCGCAGGCATCCTTGCCGAGCTTGATCGCATCCGTGTTGATGTAATACAGGTACCGTTTGGGACCTTTGCTGGTCCAGCCCGGCGTGAACGCACGCCCCTCAGGTGAAAACAGCAGCCCACGAAGCAGCGTTGGGGCTTTTGTGTCGCGAGACTCGGATCCGCCCTTGACGTGCTTGTCGCCAGCCTTAAGGTTTTCCTGGACCGTGTCCCAGAGTTCTTGCTCGATGATCGGTTCATGCTCGCCGGGGTACTGCTTCCCCTTGTATGCGGCCATGCCGATGTAGACCGTGTTCTTGAATACCTTGTAGACATACCCTTTAGTGATCAACTTCCCGCTGCGCTCGATCCCTTTTGAGGTGGTCCAGGACTTTGATGTGACACCTCGTGCGCGCAGGTCTCTTACAAGGGTTGCCATCGATGGCGTTACGGCAAAACGCCTGAACATTTCCTGGACGATCTGCGCCTCCGCAGGGTTGGGGATCAACTTTCTTTCTGCGACGTCGTAGCCAAGCGGTGGCATGCCGCCCATCCAGATACCGCGCTGGCGTGAGGCGGCGATCTTGTCGCGTACCCGCTCGCCGGCGAGTTCGCGCTCGAACTGGGCGAAGGACAGAAGGATGTTCAGCGTCAGTCGCCCCATCGAGGTGGTCGTGTTGAACGCCTGCGTCACCGACACGAAGGTGACCTTGTGCTCATCAAAGAGTTCGACCAGTTTGGCGAAGTCGGCAAGCGAACGCGACAGCCGGTCGATCTTGTAGACCACGATGATGTCGACCATGCCATTGCGAACATCATCCAGCAGCTTCTGAAGTCCAGGTCGCTGCATGTTGCCGCCGGAGAAGCCGCCGTCGTCGTAGCGTTCGCGGGCCATCATCCAGCCTTCGGACTTCTGGCTGGCGATGAAGTTTTCGCAGGCGTCTCGCTGGGCGTCCAGCGAGTTGAAGTTTTGATCAAGCCCTTCTTCGGTGGACTTGCGTGTGTAGATGGCGCAGATCAGGCGACGCTCAGCCGTCATGCTGCGCTCCTTGCCGAGCCGAGGCCGAAGAAGGCCCAGCCGTTGCGGTTGGTACCGGTGATGGCGCGGGCAATGCTGGACAGCGATTTGTATGGCCGGCCGTTGTATGCGAAGTGGTCAACGCAGACCAACACCTCACAGGATGTGCCTTGCCATTCCCGGATCAGGCGAGTGCCGGCGATTGGTCGGTTATCCAGGCGGCGGCGCCGGACATCTTGTTTTCCGCCATCGAGTTGCTCACCGAGTTGTGCAAGACGCTTGGCGGTTTCGCGCTTGAGGCCGCCGTAGGCCAATTCCTGAATCCGGTAAGCCAGGCGGGTTTCGAGGAATCGCCTGTTGAACGGGGGCGGCTCCTGGTTGAAGAGGTCCCGCCACATCTGCTTGAGCTCGGCGGTGGTGATTGTCTTGAGGGCGGCCACTCGGGCCACAACGGTTTCGGTCACTGGGGTTCTCCTTGGTGGTCAGGACACCCCGTACTAACGCTCTGTTCGGTCAGGTTATCAAGTCGATCCTGGCGGTCATGCATCCGGATGACGGCTAGGGCAAGGATGGCGCCCACGACGGCTGCTGAGGACCGTTCTGGGGGCTTCTTGGGGGCGGGGCGTGGAGATTGGGCTGGCATAAAGGTTCATACCGGCCGGACCTGGGTGTTTTCTCACTTGCCTGTACTCGGCCGCCACCCACCTGACAGCGCCTCCGTAACGCCCGTAAAACTGGATCTGGAGCCCATCGTGACAGCTCCTGGGGTCGGCACGCGATAACGATGATTACATTGAAACTTGATTACTGAACACAATGAGTACAGCAAAAAATCTATAAGTCATTGATTTATATGTAAAAACGCATTTTTTACGACGTAATCCGAAACATCTCGTATGCATCAGTGATCTGTCTTATGAGCCTACTCAAGTGTTGAGTTGGCAATAACGGACGCCCACTGGGGTCAGATTGAGATGCTTTTCTCATTGTGAGTTGGCTCATCTGTCACTTAGAATTTCCCCCATCGCACAAGCACTTTTACGGGAACCCCCAATGAACATTTCCACCGCAGCCGCCGCCAAAAAAATCTCCAAGGCGCAGGAGAAAGCCAAGGCCCTGCGCGACAGCGTTTGGCCCGACCTCGACGAGCAGATGCTCTGGAACCGCAAGGCTGTAAGCGGTTTCACCACGATCCCACGAACCATGCCGCTGGTGATGAACATCATCGATGCGCTCACCAAGAACAAGCCCGCTGGCAGTACCTACTTCGTCATGTGGTGTCGGACCTTTGATCACTCGCTTCTGGTCATCGATAACCCGATGACGCTGGCTGTGGAGGCTGGCTTTTCTGGTGAGCGGGCGCTGAGCACCTGGAAAGACCGGATGCGCTCTTTGGTCGAGCTCGGCTTCATCGATGCCAAAGAGGGTTCAGCGGGGCCTTTCCATTACGTACTGCTGCTCAACCCCCACAAGGTGGTCTGGCAACTCAAGGGCCGTATCCAGGAAGGCACTTTCCGTCAGTTGCAGACCCGTGCCATCGAAATCGGGGCTAAGGACATGGAGCCAGCCAAAGCACCTGTCGCTGGTACTGCGGAGTCTCCAGAGGCCTGAACTGACTGACCTGCCCACAGTACCGTGTTGCAGCAAAGAACCAAAAACGCAAAAGGAACGCCGGCAACGGCATGCAAATGAAAAGAGAACCGTATGAGCAAGAAACCATGGGAAAACGACAGCTGCGAGGCAGTCCAGGCCTATTTCACCGTTTACCGCGTCCCAGTAGCTGCAGCGCTTTGGTGCGGCATTCCCATCGCGGAAGTTGAGGAGCATCTGTCCCAGTGCAAGGAGGTTGTGAAAGGGATACTGAAGCATCCCTACATCGATTGCCTTGAACCCAGGTGTCGGGCCATTCACGACGCGATCGTGAAGGGTTTGCTGCCCTGTAGCAGAGAAAACGGCAAAGTCGTTCCGACTGAGGAGCACGTTGCGGCTGATCGGCGCCACGTATCGCGGCAGCACCTCAAGGACTGGATCGCGGCAACCTTTCCAACTGATAAGCCTGAATTTCTTTTCGATGCGGTGGAACGAAACGTCCACCCGGCTATCAGCGTTGACGCGTTTCAGGCACTTCAGGCAGATCGAGAGGCACTCGAGGCCAAGCTGAATACAGCCAGGGAAGAGTACAAAAAGCTTCGGGCTGAAAAAAATCAACTGGCGGCAGATCTGCAGGCGCTTCAACAACAAACACAGAACCCAAAGTTGCCCGGGCCAAGGTCTGAAACTACTTACCTGAACATCATCGGCGCGATGCTGGCCGTGATGCTGAATAAAAACTCCGCAGGTAAAGCCAACTCTGTTTTTGAAAACCAGTCAGCGGTTATCTCGAACATAGTCGCTCACTTTGGTGCGAAGCCCGGAATCTCTCAGCGAAATCTTGAAGACAAGTTTTCAGAGGCCAAGCGCAGTCTGAGTCAATAGAGGAAGTTGAACGACGTTACCGCAACTGCGGTAGCCAAAAACGCAATTGCGGTGCCTTCATGAAGTAACCCCGATCCAATGGCTTCATGTACACGAACACGAAAAAGGAAAAACATGATGCCAACGGAAATCAAACCTGGAGTTGCCCCCAAGAAGCCCAACTCAGACGCGATAACTGGAACCCGAAAAAAGGGCATCCATTCGGCTGCCAATGACCCCTTCTACGAGGCTGCGGTCAATGCCGCCAAAACTCGTGCATACAGGGCAGCGCTGACAGCGGGGCTGGCCCCAGCCGAGCGTGAGGATCTTTGTCAGGAAATCCTGTGCGACATCTACAGGCGCAAAGGGCAGTTTGACCCCAGCCGTGGCGCACCAGGTACCTTCACGGGGACGGTCTCAGCGCACTGCACTACTGATTTTTTGAACGCAAGAAAGGCTGACCGGCAGAGGCTGGTGTTTTCTGAGCCGGAATATGTCGACACCCTGGAGGTCGTCGCCATTGACCGTGCAATTCACGACTTCGCACCCACCCAGAACGCCGCCAATGACGAGAACGGTGGGTCGTCAAATTCCATGCTCCCTGACGAGATTACGTGGTTCTGGGGCGAGAACATGGACTTGCTTCCTGACGCTGAGACCCGGCATGACGTGATGGCAGCTCTTGCCTACATGAGCGGTGAACAGCGCTGCCTGATGGATCTGCTCGCCAATCATCGCGATCTGGCTGCAGCCGCCAAGGCGTCTGGCGTTCCGAGCGCCACCTTCTACCGCCGTGTAGCCGACTTGCAGATGCACCTGCGCATGTTCGGCATACGGCCGGCCGCCTGACCGATCGCGGGGTGGCTGAGAAAAACAGCCCCCTCGCCCGGTAAGAACTTTCACGAAGTAAACAAACGCCGCGCCCCTCTGGGCGGTGGTGGTAGGCCAACTCACGCCTGGAGATTTGATGTTGAACGCAAAACCTATTTTCGAAGCCACCCGCAGCCACCTCGGGCTGGGGGTTAACGCTGGCGCAATTACCCCACCCGTTTACGTGCCCGCAGAAAAACTGACCGAGGCCGCTGCCTGTGACTGGATTGCCAACGCACTGGTTGGCCAGTCGATTCAGTACCACGAGGGCTTCCTGATGATGGACCGGTCCGACTCTGGCAGTGGACTTTCCGCAAAAGAACGAAGCCGCCTGCATTCGGTAGCCCGTCGCATGTGGATCGCCTGCGAACTGGGGCTGGTCCACCTGTTCAGCCTAAAGGTGGCCGACTGCCATTACCGATACCTCGCAGTGCGGTCGGCCAATACGTTAACGCCCCCCGAAATCCGCACCCGCCTTCGCCAGGTTGGTACGCCATCCCCAGTGCCCGCCAGCGGCACCCATTAAGAAAGAGAGTCGCCATGATCCCTGAACCCGATGCCCTCGACGAGGTGGGCAACTTTGTGATGGCAGAGGTTGAAAACCTGCCATTGGCGGACCTCGACCGCCTGATCCGTAAGGTGTCCGACACTGAAGATACCGCCTGCCATTACAGGCAGTTCCTGCAGGGCGTGCTGCACCGCCGCTTCGGTGAGCGGGCGCAACAGTTGCGCCAGGACGCTGGAAAGTCCACCGGTACGGTGCGGTTCTCTAATGAAGGGTTCACCGTTGTGGCGGACTTGCCAAAACGGACGGAGTACGACCAGCGCAAGCTCAAAGAGGCGGTCGAGGCCCTGCGCAGGTGGGGGGAGAACCCCGAGGACTACGTGAGCCTGGAGGTCAAGGTCGCTGAGACCAAGTACACGGCCTGGCCGCCCGCCGTGCGCCAACTGTTCGAACCCGCACGCACGCTCAAGGCCGGAAAGCCCACATACAAGCTCGAGCGCATCGTGGACGGTGCTGTGCCTGAGGCAGCGAATGACAGCAAATTTGGGGAGGCAGTCTGATGGCCATCTCCCTTGCACAACTCAACCGGGCTGGAACACCCAAGCCACCCAGGGTGCTGATCCACGGCGTTGCTGGCGTCGGCAAAACCACCTTCGCAGGTCAGGCCAATAAACCCGTATTCATCCAGACGGAAGATGGTCTGGGCACGCTGTCGGCTGCGAACTTCCCGCTGTCACGGACCTTCGACGAGGTGATGGAGGCGCTTGCAGCGCTCTACACCGAGCAACACGACTTTTCCACGGTCGTGGTCGACAGCGTGGACTGGCTGGAACCGCTGGTCTGGGCTAAAGCTTGCCGTGACAACGGATGGAATTCGATCGAGGACGCCGGGTACGGCAAAGGCTACGTTGCTGCCCTGAACCTCTGGCGCCAATACATCGATGGCCTCAATGCGCTTCGCGACGACCGCGGCATGACCGTGGTGCAGATCGCCCACACCGACATCAAGCGCTTCGATTCGCCTGAGCACGACCCCTACGACAGGTACGTGATCAAGCTCCATGCCCGCGCAGCAGCACTGCTGCAAGAGCACTCGGACGTTGTGCTGTTTGCCAACTACCGCATCTCCACCGTCAAGGCGGACGTCGGCTTCAACAAAAAGGTCAGCCGTGCCGTGGGTTCGGGCGAGCGTGTGATTCACACGGTCGAACGCCCAGCCTTCCTGGCCAAGAACCGCTACGACCTGCCCGACACGCTTGCCCTTGAGTGGTCTGCCTTTGCGCAGGCCATGCCTGAAACCCTGCATACGACCCTGATCCCTTCCACAACCACCCGCACCTGAAAAAGGAGTAATCACCATGGCTTCATTCGGACAAACCTTCGACGCATCCTCTGTCGAGCCCAGCAGCAACTACGACGTCCTGCCTCCGGGCAAGTACCTTGGCCAAATCGTCGCCAGCGAAATGCGTGCGACCAAGGATGGTACCGGCCAGTACCTCTACCTGGAGGTCGACATCCTTGAGGGCCAGTACGCCGGACGCAAACTCTTCGACCGGCTCAACTTGGTCAACGCAAACCCGGACACGGTAGAGATCGCCAAGCGCACCCTGTCCTCGATCTGTCGCGCCGTTGGCAAGCTGCAGGTCAGTAACTCCGAGCAGTTGCACTTGGTCCCAATGACCCTGGATGTGCGGGTGCGTCCCCCGAAGGGCATGTACGGCGAGTCCAACTCCATTCGCTATCTGCCGCGAGGCGGTGCCAGCGCAACAGCAGCGCCGCCCGCGCCGTCGTTCACGCCGCCCTCGGCACCTGCTGCCGCACGTCCCATCACGGCTGCGCCGACCGCTACCCCCGCGGCCAACGGCCTGCCCTGGAAGCGTCAGGCCTGAGGAGGACCCGAGCATGCATGAGCACGCTCTAGCGGCCACGCCGATCCGACTGCCCAGCACATTGCAGGGCTGCCGTGAGCGTCTGGCCGCGCTTCAAGATGAGATCGCCTCCATCCGGATCCAGATCGCCACGACCGATATCCGTCGCCAGACGGAGAAGAAGTCACTCGATGCCACGTGGTTCCACCGGGCCAAAACTGCGCTTCGTGTGAAGCAGCAGGAACTGGCGCAGTTGACGGCACACATGGCCAAGCTTCATGTCGCCCAACCCCACGGGCACCGAGAGCGGTTCAAGGACGCGCTGATCGAGGTGCTGCGTGCCGATTGCGATGACGAACGCTGGCAGGCAGTGGTCACCCGTGCCCGAGAGCTTCAAGCTAAACAGGGGGTGCAGCATGGCTGAATTGCCAAGCATCACCAACCCGACAAGAGACGCGATCTTCGCGGCCTACGAGGCCGACGCTGGGGACGGATTTCGAGCCCACCTTGGCGCATCGCTGATCGGCAAAGACTGTGAGCGAGCGCTCTGGTTTGATTTCCGCTGGGTCACCCGCGCTCAGCACCCAGGACGCCTCCTGCGCCTTTTCGAAACCGGCCAACTCGAGGAAGCCCGGCTGGTTCAGAACCTGCGACGAACTGGAGCGACGGTCCTGGAGGTTGATCCAGATACGGGCCGCCAGTTTCGGGTCCAAGCGCATGGTGGCCACTTTGGTGGCTCGCTTGACGGTGTGGCCATCAACCTTCTGGAAGCGCCTAAGACATGGCATGTCCTGGAGTTCAAGACGCATTCGGTCAAGAGCTTCAACGACCTGCTGGCAAAGAAGGTGCGCGAGAGCAAGCCGCTGCACTTTGCGCAGATGCAAACCTACATGCATCTGATGGGCTTGACTCGTGCGATGTATCTGGCGGTCTGTAAGGACACTGACGACGTTTACGTTGAGCGGGTCGAGGCAGACCCAGCGTTTGCAATGGGTCTCATGACCAAGGCAGAACGCGTGATCTTTGCCGCTACACCGCCACCGCGAATCAGTCCGGATCCTTCCTGGTACCAGTGCCGCATGTGTGACCACGCACCGGTATGCCATGTGGGTGCAACGGATGCGGCGGCCCCAGAGGTCAATTGCCGCACCTGCCTACATGCGACACCTGTCGATGGTGGGTGGCACTGCGCACGCCACGACCGTCGATTGACGGAGGCTGACCAGCGCGCTGCCTGCGCCATGCACCTATTTATTCCATCGCTGGTGCCCGGCCAGCAAGTCGACGCAGGCGAGGACTGGGTCGAGTACGAGTTCGCCAGTGGGAATCGCTGGCGCGACAC